GCTATGCAGGATCGACGAGACACAGAATCTAATATACTATTAGAATCAAAAAGATTAATATCTTTTCACATGTCTCATCGATCTTACACATAGCAGCTCGACAGACATCCTTGTCTTCACTCAATTAGTTAGCTGACGCGAACTAATCGATCTGACCACCGGAATAGGTGGACAGGTGTGACCTTACTTGGCGGGTGCCAAGTAACCCACGTACGTTTATACTTGCTATAAAGCGTAGGTACCTTAGAGGTGACAATTATAGTATTCGGTTTTCCAGAAAGTCGTCTTGAATAAACATCAAGTAACTTTTCGGAATGATCATACAACGGAGCCAACGTCCTGTTTCTGACACGAAAGTGCCATAAATAGTACGCTTGCAAGTTATATTGTGAACGTGTCTTATCCTTCGAGATAAAACATTTCACATGATCAACAGAATGCTTAGTGATAATTGTCTTGGTCTTCCTCGCAGTATAGATATCTATCCAGATGCCTATCATGCTGTTTTCACTAAATGGAACTAGGGGTAACTTCTCAGTCGACACAATGTCGATGAGTAAAGCTTCTAGTTTTCCTTCAGGAAAACAAATGGATGCTAGCCCATTTACTAGATGACAGAGCTCTGGTTTCCCAAAGCTCTTGAATCTTAAGTAAAATGGGGTAACATTGACACCCTTGTACACATCTAATCCGCAAGACTCCCGAAAGGGACCCGTGGAAAAAGATTTGTTAACATTGATGTCAAAACCAAGGTAAGCAATGGCAGTTTTAAACATTTCGACATTTTCCGTAGCTATGATGACATCGTCACCATAGACAGAAATTACGTCTTTATGTTTCGAAACAGCCTTTGCTATCGCCCAAAATATCAGGGTTTCAAGAGCAAAAGTACATCCGTTCCCCATAGAGGAGAACTTTTCGTACGAATATTCTTGCTGAAAGCCAATCCCTTTATGGGACCTTATTGCGAGTAAGTACTGCATCCACGAGTGTGGAAGCAACGCATGCACCGCATTAAGGGCAATGGTATCAGATGCTTGTTTTAGATCCAAGGTAGCTAAAGAGCTATCCATGGATCCAATACGAGCCAAATCCTGATTTTTCGATTGGTCTGACAAGTCGATCCCGTGTTTACGGAGGCGACTTTTGACATAAGAATCGAATGCAAGCTGAAAAGGGATATTCCCTTCGGGCTCGCAAGCGATCGTTCTGTCTGTCTTCCAATTCTTAGGTACAGTCTCGATCCTATTCGCATTACAATCTTTAAAAGATACCTTGGCAAACCCGAAATGGTTTGCTAAAGTTCGATATAAAGGCTGACATGCAGTGGATGCCGCAACATTTCTTATTTTCATTTTCATGAAAGGAAGAGCGTTTCGACGTCCGTAGGATGCTGTTGCACCGGAAGTAACGGCCACTAAATTCGGAATTTCCGAATAAAAGTCGCCCACGTCGCCAAGAAGATCAGCAATGATCCGCTTGGTTCTTAATACCACTCGATCGAGGTCCTTAGGCTTACGCTCAGGGAACCTAGATTCAAAGTGGTTTAACCTCTTATTAGTTCTCTTACATTTCCGTTCAGCACCATCGAAAGATGACTGAGCAGATAAATAAGTAATAAGAGGGTCGGCAAACGCTGCGTTCTTCGAAAAGAATGCAGACACTTGCCGGCAGAATCGACAATTCTCCTCACTTTGGTATGCGTGAGGATATACTTCACTAAGGGTGCTAAGTAAGACGACATTCTTAGAACGAACCCCACCAAGGGCTAGTTTAAAGAGTTCATCGTCTACGAGACCCTTCTGGTCTCTGATGTAATTTCGACTAACGTCGAAAGTTAAATCAATTAGGTTCATAACTTCTCCTATATACGATTATTCTTAAATTTGATGTATTAACATCCATCAAAATTATAACTAAGAATAATTAATAATACTAACCATAAACATGTGCAAATCACGAAGTGGCTCAATAGCTTAATAAAAAGCATGAGATACAGCAAGAATTGCCATGATTATCAGAATATCCATTACTTTAGATATTCTTGCGTTAGAACAGTGTTTCCGAACTCATCACCCGCAATAATATCGCGGATGACAGCTAGGGCGCTACTAACATCAGCAGTATCATGTCCGAGAGGACGTGTTACTGTAACGTTAAAAGCTACACGTTGGGGAAGTACAACACCAGTTACATCAGCAGTTGCGAAAGATACAGTGATGTCATCTTGAACAACTACCTTATTACCAGAAGGTACTTTACGCTTTTGAATAACTAACTGCGGTTTTGACACCGAATGGTTAGCTAAAGTAAAAACGCGTGAATTTCCGTTATCGGAAAATTCTGTGAGGGCTGTAAGTTGTGCAGCCATAATTCTCTCCTTATGTTATGTTAGATCAAGCTCATCGTAAATGACGAGCTACTAATGAAAGTAAATCTTGAAATTTATACAAATCAAAATCTACATTCAAATCTAACTGCGGAATCAGAGACACAGATGCAGGATTCCTTACTATATGAGTTCCACTTGATTTCAAATTCAGAGAGTAGCTTCCGCTAAATTCTGGATTTGTAAACTCGTGGACTGTTGAGATAGTACGATTGAGGGTAGTGTAAACACTTCCCGCTGCCGTATGTTTCTCGCTAAATAGTAAGAATGACGTTGATGCCAACCATTGACCTAACTTAAAGAACCAATCAATAATAAAGCTATACGGCGTAATTTCCCACGCCGTAATAACCATATTGAATGAGAACTTAGGGGGGTCAATTTGAGCAACCACAGAACCTCTTACGCTGAAATTATACACATCGGTAATTGTGGATGTATTAAGTCCACTACCTCCGGTGAATGTAAATTCAGACGTAACAGTTTCCGAAACAGATGTTCCGGATCTCTGTGAAAAACGCTCACGGTCATCTCCATACGCTTCAATAGCCCTATTAATGGCTAATAAATCGTAATAGAGAACGCGCCAGCCATACCTAAAGGACAACCACGATTGGTGGAGGTTCTTTCCAGATGTTATTAATGTGACTAAATCACGACCAGCAGACATCAGCATTCGTCTTAATTTCTTAAGTTCGAGTACAGCTGTCAGCGTGTCGTGCCTTTGGGCACTATAAATTGCGGCAGCTGCCGCCTGGACGTATAAATCCGGAGAGATAGGAGAAGGCCTTGTAATAACGGCCTCCATTCTTAAATCTTCGGGAATACGGTGTATGGCACCAATATTGGTATAGTTGTAACCTGAGTTTAGCCCGTCCGATTCACTCGGATTATGGGTTATACTAGCAGATTGCGTACATACCTCTTGGTACTTAGTATTAGTATAGCGCGTAAAGGGAAGTAACTCGCCACGTCGTTTTCTCGCATGGAAGAAAGGTAAATCTTCTCCCGAGAAACTACGTAAAGACTCACCAGATGAAGCAATAGATTCTGAGGTATAATCATCCGTATTCGGATCATCGTACCAAAAATTTATTTCGCCGTCAACAATGAGTTCTTCTTGAGTTATCTTTCCTCTTGTCATGATATA